CAAGTTCAGTTAATAGTTCTCCATGATGATTAAAACGAAAAAAAGATTGTAAGAAAAAGAATTGTTTAACCTCCAGATCACTCAATAATTTTTCCGCTAGTATTTCATTTTTATCTAATGAAAGCGGCAAGTTTTTCATATAGCTATTCATTGATTTATGGGAATAACAGACTCCGCATATATCTACAATTTTTCCAGCTGCTGCATTTTTCTTTTTTGCTTCAATGTATCTATCATAACAAAACTTATTCTTTTTGGTATTGTTTCCAATAGCTTTAAACTTTTCAAGTTTACCTCGTAAATCGGAAACGTGACCTATATTGTCTAATGGCATCTTAAAGACTCCTTGTGTTTTTTCTTTTAGTTCTAAAATTAATATGATCTTTTTTTCTAGTCTTAACATCATCTAATATTATTAGCTTTTGTTTTTTAGTAGTGTTTCTTAATAGTCTTTTTAAGTTAATTTTCATTTTAGACTCCTATTGTTTAGTTATTAACTTATAAACGGAGTCTAGCTAGTTAAAGCTAAACTCCTAATATAAATTAACTAGCTAGACGTTGAGTCAATTTAGTACCGTTAGCTTTTCTCTTATGGGCTACGTATTTATTTTGAGTAGCTCTTGAATAACCTTTTCTATCGTAAGCTTGAAAGCAAGAATAAGAATTGCCAAAATTTAATCTTAAAAGCGGTTCTCCAGATTTGCCGCCATTACCTAACCTAATGAAAAATCCTTTTTCTTGTGGATTCTTTCTGTGAATAACTGGCTTATTACCTTTCAAGTAAAAACTTAAAGCCGTTGCAATTACTCTTATTGGAGTAAAACCGCCTTTGATAGTTTCACCTTTAGCTATGTTATTTAAATTAAATGTAATCATTTTTGACTCCTATTGTCATTATTTGGTTTGTGATATTCTTTAGTGAATATCCACAAGCCGACTCTCTAATTTGAATCGGCTTATAGGATTCACTATTTATTTTTTATATCCTAGCTTTTCATAATTAGATAAATTAGATATTAATCTTAAATGAGTCTTTAACTCTTTTATTTCAGACTCTAGCTTTTGATTTTCAGTTTTTAACTTTATTATTTCATTAGCAAGGTTTTCTCTTTTTGGGTCGCTAGTGTATTGACGGAGTGTATCTTGTAAAGCGTTTATAAAATCGTATCTTTCATTAGCAAGATCTACAAGGGAGTCCTTCTCTCTTTCTAGCTTTACAAGTTTACCTTTCATTTCTAGTAATCTGTCATAATCAGTTTTTAAAATTTCATTAAAGTTTTTTGTAATATTTGTATTTGTATTTTTCATTTTGAATCTTTCCGAATCATTAAAGGTTTAAATTATTATTACTTTTACCAAAAAATAAGAGGCTTGTATATAGTAAATATAAAACCTTGCACGCTGGTAAAGGTTACAAATGTAACTAATATTTTAAAAGTTTTAGTATCATACATAACCGTTACGTTTGTAACTAATTTTAGAATATCAATATAATACGGGTATACTATTTTTAATAACTGATAGTTAAACAGTTTAGATATTATTATTTATCAGTAGCTTAGTAGTAATTATTATTTTTATTTCTGGAGTCTTTCCCAAAAAATATTTTATTAGGCTTGCTATGGTATATTTATTTTTTAAGATATTGAAAACCCACCCATGAAGCGTGACAGTGCGTGGGACGCAGGGGGGTATATGGATATATGTATATGTAACTCTACACGGAAGGGTATTTTTGCCTGTTAACCACATTATTTTGACAGGAATGTGATCACACCTAGCAAAAAACAAACCGTCCCCTAGTTTTGACCCTAATAGGAATACCGATATACTACTTACTGTGACAATATGTCGCTTGACAACCTTGTGATTCTGTGGTATAACATAGTTAAGACTATTTAGTTAAAACTATTTTATTGATATATTATTAAATATGTGTTACTATATAGTTATAACTACAGAGAAATGTAGTTTTTTAGTAAAAAATGTTTGACAATGAGTAAAAAGAAGGTAAAACTATATGCAAGCGATTCTGTTATTGAGGATTTTTATGAAACATTGGCTAAAAATGATGCTAATAGGCTTAATAAAGTTCATATTCCTAAATCGGATGTCTTTTATGTCCGTAAAGCGATAGAAATGCATACAGGAAAGACTTATAGTTTAGACCATATTGAAAGGGCTATGTTTCTGGAAGGACATTTACGCAGAGATGAAGTCTTAGACCCAGATAGACCAAGAGGATACTGCTCAAGTGACACAAAAAAACCTAGAACAAGATAGTAACTATAACAAATATGATTTAGATGGTGATGGTGTAGTGACAGATGATGAGTTAGAACACGCTAAAGAGATAAATAAAACTGAAGCTGATCTAAGAAAGCAGAAGGCACAGCGTAGAATGGCTACAGGTACTCTAATTGGCATGGGAGGATTTACAGCAGCAATGTTCTTCATGCCTATTGAGCATATAGAGGCTCTATCAGATCTCTCTAACTTGTTCTATATATCAGGAGCAGGTATAGTTGGTGCATATATGGGTACTTCAGCTTGGATGTCGAACAGAAGTAAATAAGAAAGGTACACATGGCACAAGATAACGTAATTAATATAAATAAAAAAGATTATAAACTAGAAGACCTAGACAGCAAGTCTAAATACATAGTAGCTCAAATAAGAGATCTGGAAGGTAAAGTTGCTGCTGCTAAGTTTCAACTAGACCAACACGAGATAGCTAAACAGCAGTTTGTTAATATGTTAATAGGTGCTGTTGAAGGTAAGCCTAACGGAAAAGATAACTAGTATGTTTAATCTAGCAGGAACACTACTATCATCCGTAGGTAATTTGGCTTCTACTTACCTAGACGGTAAAGTGGCAGCTAACAAAGCTGAAGCACAGATTCGCCTAAAAGAAGCAACAGGCGATATAGATTGGGACTTAGCTGCTATTAGGGCATCACAGAGTTCGTGGAAAGATGAATGGATTACTGTACTTTTCTCCATTCCTCTAGTACTGTCTTTTTGTGGTGATTGGGGTAGGGAGATAGTAGCAAATGGCTTTACTGCTCTAGCAGGTATGCCTGACTGGTATCAGTATAGTCTGGGTGCTGTTGTGGCTGCATCACTAGGAACAAAAGGGGTAGCTAAGTTTTTTGGACCTAAGAAAAAATGAAGATATTTTTATACGTAATGTTCTTAGTAAATGATGTATGGTGGATTGACCCTAACTTTCCACCTGTAATTATGAAAGATGCACAACAATGTAGAGCAATGGAAAATTATTTTGATATTCAAATGAGGACAATACAAGAGAATGAGTACAGAATCGGATGCATCCAAGCAAATGACATATGGGGATTTCTTGTTGATACATATGGGTCACGTTCCTATAAAGGTAGTGAAATTTAAAGGTAACTATTTAGGTGAAAGAAGAATACCGTTAGCACGATTTAATAGTAAAAGGAAATATAGACATGGCTTACACACTATCCAAAAGATCACTTGAAAAACTTGAAGGTGTAAATGAAGATTTAGTACGAGTTGTTAAAAGAGCAATAGAGCTAACTAAAGTAGATTTTGGTGTTATATATGGCATGAGAACCAAAGAAGAACAACAAAAGTTGTTTGATTCTGGTAAATCTCAAACTATGAAGTCTAAGCACCTAACTGGTGATGCAGTGGACTTGATGGCATATGTAGATGGTAAAGCATCATGGGAACTCAACCTGTATGATGATTTAGCTGATGCTATGAAGTGGGCAGCTACAGAATATGGAACTACGCTTAGATGGGGTGCAGCTTGGCATATACCTGACATATCTACATGGGATGGCACTATGGAAGAAGCTATGATGGCTTATATTGATTTACGTAGGTCAGAAGGCAGAAGACCTTTTATAGACGGACCTCATTTTGAATTGAATTAAAGGGGAATAAAAATGTTTAACAGGAGAAGGAGGTTTCTTAGGAGAAAACTAAGAACAAGAGACTCTCGTAGAATACCTAGTAGAAGATTATTTTCGAAAAGAGATAAAACTATAAAAGCTCCTAAAAAAGAAGCACCTATTCCTGTTACATTTATGCCTATGCCTCCACCTACAAGGGTGAGTCCTGTTAGACAAAGAATTGAATCATCACCAATTAAAAATCGTAGAAGACGTAGAACACATGGTGACCCTATGCCAGTTCGTAGACTTAAAAAAGGTGGTATGATAAAAAAGGGTCATACTGATATGCGTAAAGGTGGAATGTTTTATTAATATGAAAAAAATATCTTCACCACCACCTAGACCTAAAAGGTTCACTACAAAAGGCAGAAAAGAAGCAGAAACTGATGCTGCTGTGCGCAGGTTAGTAAAAGAGTACGCTAAAACAGGTACAAAAGCTAAAACACCTACGTATGATAAATTACCTACTAATAGTCCTTACTTACGAAGCTTACAAAAATTAGGTAATATATTTAAAGGTACAACTAAAGATAAATTACAGATCAATTATGAGTATAAATTCTAATGGCTACAGGTATGAAAGGTCACACTATAAAAGGAGGTCACAAGCGTCCTACTAAAGCAGGAGCAGGTATGACTGCAAAGGGTGTGGCTAAGTACCGTAGAGAAAACCCAGGAAGTAAGTTACAAACAGCAGTGACTGAAAAGAAACCTACAGGTAAACGTGCAGCAAGAAGAAAGTCATATTGTGCAAGATCTGCAGGACAAATGAAAAAGTTTCCTAAAGCTGCTAAAGATCCTAACAGTAGACTAAGACAAGCTAGAAGAAGATGGCGGTGCTAGTTGGCTAGAAACTACAGAAGAGAATATATTAATTACGATGGCACTCCTGCAGTTAAAAAGAAGAGAGCCAATCGCAATAAAGCTAGACGCAAAATGGTTAGAGCAGGTTTAGCTAAAAAAGGTGATGGTAAAGATGTGCATCACATTGACAAAAATACTAGAAACAACTCTAGGTCAAATCTAAGGGTAGTGTCATCTAGTAAAAACAGATCTAGGAGAATATAAGATGGCAAGAGGAGCTATGAAAGGCACATCCGCTAAAGGCAAAAAAGCTAAAATGGATGAAAAGATGATGAAAGGAAAAGGCGGCAGAAAAGCCGTGATGATAATAGCAGCTAACAAAGGAAAAGATCTAGCTCCTGTCCCTAAAGGAAGTAAAGGAAAAGGATTATCTAAGCTCCCTACTGCTGTTAGAAACAAAATGGGTTTTATGAAAGATGGAGGCATGACTATGAAACACACAAAGAAAACTAAAGGCTACGCTAAAGGCGGCATGAAGAAAACTAAAGGCTACGCTAAAGGCGGCATGACCATGAAGAAGACTAAGGGTTATGCTAAAGGTGGCATGAAAAAGACTAAGGGTTATGCTAAAGGAGGCAGAGTTAGATAAAAACATATCAGACTTGCAATATTGTCTGTAGTATGATATAATAAAATATGTTATAACTTCTTTGTGCTAATAATTGCACACTATTAAAAGGAGTAATAACATGAAACAATATTTATACAAACTATGGGAACGCTATCAAGTATACCAAGAAACAAGAGCAGCATATGAAGTGTTACATGCTTTAACAGACTATCAGCTTAAAGACATTGGTATAGGTAGCAGAAGCGATATTAGGAGAATGGTATGCAAGTATCAGAAGAAGTAAGTGTCGTACTTAATTAGTAATGTACCGCACTTTAAATGTTGGGTAAGAAGAGAGTTTACCTGTAATCATCAAGATTATCATGGCGAGTTTTTACACGCTATGGTATTTGCAGTAAACACAATACCTGACAGGTCGTTAAGTTTTCAGCTAGTATTTACAGGCTGCGAAGTTGACAGAGAAGACGGACCTGATGAAAACGTACACGGTGGAGCTATGTGGGCTAGGATGCCTATACAAGCTCTAGTAGCTGACATACCAGTAGAAGACTGGGCAGTTCCGATGGAAGATCACTTATGTCAACCTTGGGATTGTGAGTCAAGAAACCACAGTGTAATAGTGATGGATAGAGTTAGTTCATCACCTTGGCTATGTAAGATAGGCAATGAGTTTCATACAGGTAAGTATTTATTTACTGTTGACTACACAGACAGTGATATAGCTGATGACCCTGCACAACATAAACAATCACATGTTTTATATTTAACAGATGCAGGACAGTGGACAGGAAACTTAGTAGCATTACCTAACAATAGAGTTAGAGCTACAAGTCCTGCTCTTTGGAGAACTGGTGAAGGTGCGCCTGATTTTACACCGTCACAGTGGACACACTCAGCAGAGAGCCATGAAAGTTATCTTGATCCATCTGTAACCTTTAATAACTTATATGAGGACAGGCATGACAGCAAAAGCAAAAGCAACGGTAAAAAAGGTAGCAGGAAAGCTAAGAAAAGCTAGTAAGGCTCACGCAGGTCAAGCTAAAACTTTGTCTGCCCTAAAGTTTAACAAAGGTGGTAGCACTGTAAACAAAGCAGGTAATTACACAAAACCTACTATGCGTAAGAATTTATTTAATCGCATTAAAGCAGGAACTAAGGGCGGTGGAGCAGGTCAATGGTCTGCAAGAAAAGCTCAAATGCTTGCTAAACAGTACAAAGCAAAAGGGGGAGGCTACAGATGAGAAGATATCTTACAAGACTATGGTGTGCTTTAATTAATAGGAAATGCTCAGAAGACTGCACATGTAATGAGTAAAGATCCTAGAATAGGCACAGGTAAAAAACCTAAAGGTAGTGGCAGAAGACTTTATACGGATGAAAATCCAAAAGATACAGTTCGTATAAAGTATGCTACTCCTGCTGATGCTAGAGCAACAGCTAGAAAAGTTAAAAACATAAGTAAACCTTATGCTAGAAAAATACAGATACTGACTGTTATGGAACAGCGCAGTAAGTACGGTGGCAAGCCACAACAAGCTAGAATAGCTAAAGCGGCTAAAGCACAACTAAAGAGGCAACATGGCACTCGCAAAAAGTCAACGAAGTCTTAAATCATGGACTAAGCAAAAGTGGCGAACCAAAAGTGGTAAGCCGTCTGCTAAAACTGGAGAGAGATATTTACCTGAAGCAGCTATAAAATCTCTATCTCCACAAGAATACGCAGCTACGACAAGAGCTAAAAGGAAAGGTACAAAACAAGGCAAACAGTTTGTTAAGCAACCTAAAAGTATTGCTAAGAAAACTAGAGCCTATCGTAAGGTTAAATAAACCTAGAGTATGGACAACAACATATGTCCTATATGTGGACACACGTTAGTTGTTAAAGAAAATAAACGTGTATCTTGTCCGTACTGTGAAAACTTTCACCCTGATTCGCATTGGGCTAATTTAAAAGAGGATAAACGTGAAACAACTGACAGAAAAACAACAAGCTTTTTTAAAAGTATTGTTCGATGAAGCAGGTGGCGATGTTTTAACTGCCAAAAGACTAGCAGGATATTCAGAAGGAACATCTACAAGTGATGTTGTTAAATCTCTCAAAGAAGAAATTGATGATGCTACGAAACAATATATGGCTAGGATTGCTCCTCGTGCTGCCGTTGCTCTTGGTAATGCTTTAATAGATCCCACTGAGTTAGGCATTAGAGATAAAATGACAGCCGCCAAAGATCTACTTGACAGAGCAGGTTATATCAAAACTGAAAAGGTCAATGTAGAATCAACTGGCGGTATTTTTGTATTACCTGCTAAAGAAGGTACAAATGAGTAAAGAAAGTCTAGGGTATTGGACTTTACCCAAGCCTGAGATAAATTTAAAAAGATGGGAACGCATACCTAGAGTAGCAAGAACAACACCTTTTGGATATAAAGTAGACGAAACAGACGAAGACTTTTTAATACCTATAGATAACGAATTAGAACTATTAGAGAAAGCAAAACAACATCTAATACAATACAGCTACAGAGAAGTAGCGAACTGGTTGAGTAAAGAATCAGGAAGATATATTTCACATGTTGGTTTAAAGAAGAGAATAGATATTGAGCGAAAACGTAAGAAAGCAGCTACAATTAAACGCAAACTTGCCGCAAGGCTCGAAAAGACGATACAAGAAATCGAAAAGCTCGAAAAAGAAAAAACAGGAACTTACACCACAACCGCAGGAGCAACAGCCTAAAACTGCAGTAGTTCCTGCTGAAGTAATTGCTGAATCGTTTGAAGTGCAACAAGCACAGGATGTTGTCTTCAAACCCAATGACGGACCTCAAACAGACTTCCTAGCATCATCTGAAAGGGAAGTGCTATACGGAGGTGCAGCAGGGGGTGGCAAAAGTTTCGCAATGCTTGCTGACCCTCTGCGAGGCTTAAATGACCCAAACTTTAGTGGGTTGCTTGTACGACACACGACAGAAGAATTAAGAGAACTTATACAGAAGTCTCAAGAGTTGTATCCAAAAGCGATACCTAACATAAAGTGGTCAGAACGTAAGTCACAATGGATTAGTCCTAGAGGTGGTAGACTGTGGATGTCCTACCTAGATCGTGACTTAGATGTGATGCGATATCAAGGACAAGCGTTTAACTGGATAGGTTTTGATGAGTTAACGCAATGGTCATCACCTTTTGCTTGGGATTATATGCGATCTCGTCTTAGAAGTGTAGACCCAGAGCTAGGGTTATATATGCGAGGCACTACAAACCCAGGAGGAGCAGGACATCAGTGGGTGAAAAAAACTTTTATAGATCCTGCACCGCCAAACAAATCGTTCTGGGCTACAAATATAGAGACAGGAGAAGTAATAACTTTTCCTAAAGGACACAGCAGAGAAGGACAACCCTTATTTAAACGTAGGTTTATACCTGCAAGTTTGTTTGATAATCCTTATCTAGCTGAGTCAGGTGACTACGAAGCAATGCTTTTGTCTTTGCCAGAGCAGCAAAGAAAACAACTATTAGAAGGTGACTGGGATGTAGCTGAAGGTGCTGCTTTTCCAGAGTTTAATAGAAAGATACACACTGTTGAGCCTTATAAGATACCTAATAGTTGGACAAAGTTTAGAGCTTGTGACTACGGATACGGAAGTTTTTCAGCCGTTGTTTGGTTTGCAGTTACACCATCAGAGCAACTTGTAGTATATAGAGAGTTGCACGTTTCTAAAGTATTAGCAGTGGACTTAGCTGATATGATACTGGAGGCAGAAAAAGAAGATGGAGGTATTCGGTATGGTGTGCTTGACAGCAGCCTTTGGCACAAACGTGGCGATACTGGTCCATCTCTGGCAGAGCAGATGGTACAACGAGGTTGCCGATTTAGACCATCAGATCGAAGTAGAGGCTCTAGGATTGCAGGAAAGAATGAACTCCATAGAAGATTACAAATTGACGAGTTTACTGAAGAACCAAGACTAGTATTTTTTAATAACTGCACAGAATGTATTAGTCAGCTACCTAGTCTACCTCTTGACAAGAAGAACCTTGAAGATGTAGACACTAACGCTCTTGATCACATGTATGACGCTCTTAGATACGGCATTATGACTAGACCAAGAAGTTCATTATGGGACTATAATCCTGTAACACAAAAGTCAGGCTTTCAAGCGGCTGACGCTAAATTTGGATATTAATAAACATGGCAGAAGAAGAACTAAACTTTGATACAGATGAAGTCTCCGTAATAGAAGAAGGAGATGATGCTCTTAGAGATGCAGAAACACTAACAGGTTTTGTACAACAAAAATTTAAAAGAGCAGAAGATGCAAGACAAAATGATGAAGCACGTTGGTTAAAAGCTTACAGAAACTACAGAGGATTGTACGGAACAGATGTGCAATTCACAGAAGCAGAAAAGTCTCGTGTATTTATAAAAGTAACTAAAACTAAAACACTAGCAGCTTATGGTCAAATAACAGATGTATTATTTGGCAATAACAGATTTCCCCTTACAGTTAATCCTACTAGACTACCAGACGGTGTAGCCGAATCTGTTCACATTAATATTGATCCTAATGCTGATAAAGCTATAGATGATATTAGATTAGTATCAGAGGACAGACCTTCTGAGCCTTATCTATTTAGTCCAGATATGGAGTTAAAAGCAGGAGAAACTACATCTGATTTACAAAATAGATTAGGTCCACTAGAAGATAAACTACAGCCTGTATCAGAAAAGCTAATAGAAGGAACAGGTAAGACACAAAACACAGTGACCTTTCATCCTGCATTAATTGCTGCAAAAAAGATGGAAAAGAAGATACACGATCAACTAGAAGAGTCTGGTGCTAATAAACAACTTAGAAGTACAGCTTTTGAAATGTCCTTGTTTGGTACAGGTATTATGAAAGGTCCATTTGCTATTGACAAAGAGTATCCAAACTGGAATGACGATGGTGAGTATGATCCTTTAATTAAAACTGTGCCATCTACTAATCATGTTTCTATATGGGACTTCTACCCTGATCCTGACTCACAAAACATGGACGAGGTTGAGTTTGTTGTAGAGAGACACAAAATGTCTCGTATGCAAATGCGAGCATTAAAGATGCGTCCTTTCTTCAGATCTGAGTCGGTGGATAGAGCTATAGAAGTTGGTCCTTTTTATGAGAAAAAGTACTGGGAAGATGACATGATAGACTACACTACTCAGCAATACATTGATAGATATGAAGTGCTTGAGTTTTGGGGATACGTAGGTAGTTCTACCCTTGAGGAAAATGGTTTAGATATACCTGCTGATTTAAAAGATATGGAGCAACTTAATGTCAACATATGGGTATGTAATGGAGAAGTATTACGTTTGGTACTCAATCCGTTTAAACCAGTTCGTATACCTTACTATGCCGTACCATATGAGCTTAATCCCTACAGCTTCTTTGGTGTGGGAATTGCTGAGAATATGGACGATACACAGACTTTAATGAACGGTTTTATGCGTATGGCTATTGATAACGCAGCCCTTAGTGGTAACTTAATTATTGAGGTTGATGAAACTAATCTAGTTCCAGGACAGGATCTATCAGTATATCCAGGAAAGATATTCCGTAGACAAGGTGGCGCACCAGGACAAGCTATATTTGGCACAAAGTTTCCAAACGTAGCAGGAGAGAATATGCAACTGTTTGACAAAGCTAGAGTGCTTGCAGACGAAAGTACAGGCTTTCCAAGTTTTGCTCACGGACAGACAGGTATACAGGGTGTAGGTAGAACTGCATCAGGTATATCAATGCTTATGTCAGCAGCTAATGGTTCTATCAGAAACGTAGTTAAGAATGTTGATGATTATCTGTTAGCACCACTAGGTAAGGCTTTCTTTAGCTTTAACATGCAGTTTGACTATGATAACAATATTAAAGGTGACTTAGAGGTCAAAGCACAAGGTACAGAGAGCCTAATGGCAAACGAAGTGCGTAGTCAAAGACTAATGCAGTTCTTACAAGTTGCATCTAATCCTGCACTAGCACCCTTTGCTAAGATGGATTACATCATTAGAGAGATAGCTAAGAGTATGGACTTAGACCCTGACAAAGTAACTAACAGCTTACAGGACGCAGCTATACAAGCTGAGATACTAAAACAGTTTCAACAACCTGCTCCTCCTCCAGTTCCTCCTGAAGGTATGCCTACTGAGGGTCAACCACAGCCTGAAGCTCCTCCACCTGCAGGAGCTAATGTGCAAGATACATCAGGTGGTGGCGGTAGTCAAATAGGTGTAGGCACAGCACCGCTACCACAAGAAGAAGGTTTCTCAGGTAATGCCTAATTTAAAACCTTTAGTTAATAATGTAGATTTATATAACAACTTTATAGATTATATAGAAAGCCAAATAAAAATAACGCAGAGATCTTTAGAACAAGCACATACGCTTGTAGATGTTCACAGACTTCAAGGTACAATATACGCATATAGAAGACTGTTAAAAATGAGAGAAGATGTCAATGGTCCTGAACCCATTAAAACTAGTAGATGAGTTAGAAAAACAAGCATCAAATCCCTATGTTACTCCTACAGGTATGCAGGAGTATACAAAACTTGGTGAAGAGTTACAAAGTATAACTCCTGAAAAAACAGTTAAAACTATTGCAGAGTTTACTCCTGTTGTTGGTGATGCTATGGCTGCTCAAGATGTTTATGAAAGTTATTCTAAGGGAGATAATGTTGGAGCAGCAGTAAATACTTTAGCTATGGCAGTAGGAGTAGTTCCTGTTGTAGGAGATGTTGCTGCTAAAGGAATTAAAAAATTAACAAAAACTAGAGATGTACCCATAGAGACAGAAAAGTTAATAGATGAAATAGGAGAGGTTAAATCTGTTTCTAATGCAAAACAAACAAAAGTTCCTAAAGATAAAAAAACTGTTACAGCATACAAACTTTTTAAAACAAATGATAAGGGAGAGTTATTCCCTCTATTTGTTAAGATGGATGAAAATAAACCCATCCCAAAAAACAAGTGGATAAAAGCAGAGGAGGGTTCATTAAATCCTAAAACAGGTAAAGTAAAATCATCAATAGGCGATCTAGCTTATCGTCCTGGATTTCATGCAGGTGATTTACCTATGGCTACACACATCGGAGGTAAAGTAGACCTACAGACAGGGCAACGACTTAAAGGTAGTATGCCTCCAAACATTAGGGAGGAAAATCAAGTCTGGGCAGAAGTTGAAATGCTTGATGATGTTGATTGGCAGAGCGTAGCTAATGACAGAGCTAAAATAAAAAAAGACGGAACTCCTGATGTTAAAACCGCACATATAACAGATCAAGTTCCTTTCGGTGGACATTACAGATATAAAACAAATCCAAATATGACAGGTAACTGGTTGATAGGTGGTGAAATAAAAGTAAATAAAATTCTTAGTAGCAAAGAAGTAAAAGATATAAATGATAAAGCAGGTGTTTCAGATTTACCAAAACTTTCTGACTTAGGTTTAAAATTTAATAAAGGAGGGGTAGTACCCATGCAAAAACAAATGGAGATGGCTTTCATGCAAGAAGGCGGCTTGAAAGATGATGGAGCTACCACTGATCCTGTAAGTGGCAATGAAGTCCCTAGCGGTAGCATGGATCAAGAAGTAAGAGATGATGTCCCTGCTATGTTGAGCGAAGGTGAATACGTTGTACCTGCTGATGTCGTTAGGTTTCACGGAGTTAAACTATTTGAAGACTTACGCATACAAGCTAAAATGGGTATGGCTAAGATGGAAGCTGAAGGACGCATAGGTGGTGAGCCTGTAGATGATGAAGACATGGAGGATGACAATGAGTTACCCTTTGATGTAACAGAGTTGCGTGTAATAGAAACACCTGTTAAAGAGATGGCTGAAGGTGGAGATGTAGGTGAGGTTGGACCTACGTTTACATATAATCCTAACACACGATACATGGAAAGACAAAGAACCACTTCTGGTTTTGAGATGAGAGTTTATGTTGATCCTGCCACAGGTAGACAGATAACTATACCTTTCTTTAATGGACAACCTATGTCAATAATACCTCAAGGTTTTGTATTAGCTTCAGATCAAGCTGCAGCACAGAAAACTTTATCTGAACAAGAGATGCAACAGATGCAACAAGATCCTGCATCAAAAAGATTCTTCTTACCACCAGATCCTAGAGAAGTTAAGCGAGGCTTTGATGCTTTTACTGCAGAGGATTGGAATAACTACGTAAAACAAGCTGATGGTCAACTTGCAGCATTTACAGCTAACATACCTATCTTAGGGACACTACAAAGGCTTAGTGAGTCTTCAGCTAAAGCGTATGCTGAAAGAGCATTAAAGACAGGTGTGCATCCTGCTACAAATGAAGCTTTAACTCCAGAAGAAATAACTGCACTACAAAGCGTTTTAAATAGTTCTATCACAGAAAGAAAGAGTATACTAGAATCTATAGGTGATTTGTTCAAAGGTGAACCAGATCAAAACATGTCTCCTAGACCTGATTATGCTAAACCCTCTTTAGATCCATATAACGAAGAAGCAGCTAGACTAGCACAAGAGCAGGGTGCAGGTGCTTATCTTGCCAATAGACAACGACAATTTGATGCTGAAAGACAAGCAGGTACTAGAGTTGACCCAGAAGGACAAAAGTTTGCTAGTAGAACAGATGTGATGTCAGATGCTACTGACCCAGTTACAGGTTTAAATCTAAAAGAGAGATTAATATCTTATGAAGGTGACTATGATTATCAATCAAAAAATGAAAATGAAACTGTAAACGGTAGACAAGTAACAGCTTATACTGGAGAAAACGGTATAAGAATGTACATACCTTTTAAAGACGGTAAAACAAAAGACGGTAGGCAATTATGGACTGTGGGGTTAGGACACCAACTT